ATGCAATGAACATGGCTGTGCTGATGGGCGCCGCCGCAGCTATCCGCGCACGTACTTAAAGGGGGAGCGGAATGAACGACCGAGAATTTGAAGTATGGCAGGATGATATGTGCGTAGCTGGTACTATGGGAAGCAACGCACTCAACGAAATCAAACACTATGCGGCCCAATACAAGCAGGATGGGCCTATCGAAGTGTACGAGGTAACGCGCACGCTGATTGATCTTAAAGCGGTTTCCCAGCCGCCTAAAGAGCCGATGAGCGATGCGGAGATTATCGGTCTGTTTGCACATCACAAGGATGGCGAACGGTGCTATGTGATATTCCCTGATGAGGTGATCCCACTTGCTCGCACGATTGAAGCCCGCAGCGGGGTCAATGCGCAGTTGGTGGAGGCGCTGGAACAATGCACCAATATGCTTTTATGGGTTAACCTCGAAAGCAGCGATGCATACCAAACTGGATGCGCCGCCCTTGCTGCTGTTGGAGTGGAGGCAAAATGAACTCGCTAGAAGCCTACGAATCAGCCACGCAAGAGCAGCGCAACTACATCGACACGCTCATGGCTACCATCGACGCACGCATGGCAGCTAGGCAGGAGAGCCGCGACAGGCGCAAGCTTGACCTACCCTACCAGGCTAGCGGATTGCCTGATAGGCGCGTGGCGGATAGGCGGAAGACGCCTAGGGAAGAATAGTATCCGTAGCCGCTCCGGTTGAGTGGCGCAACTGAAAGGGATAATCATGTTCATGTTTGATTTTGTGCGCAAACGCAAAGAGAAAGAGGAAGCCGAGAAAAAACGCAAGCAGGCAAAGCGCGAGGAGGAATATCAAGCGTCTGAATCAGCGAGAAAAACCCGGTGGGATAACGACCTTTTGAACCCAATGAACCTCGCCAGCCCACTAAGTCCTTTCCAACAGGCAGCTTTTTACCCAAGCCATACGCCTTCGCGAACATACGATTGCGAGCCATCGTCGTCACCGTCGCATAGCAATTCGCATTCAAGCAGCTATGACCAAAGTAGCAACTGCTCAAGCAGCTCAAGCTCAACTGATTATGGATCGGCTAGTAGCTCCGACAGCGGATCATCGTCAAGTAGTGGAGATTGGTAATTCATTACCACCAAAGAGAAGCTCGCTTTTTGCGGGCTTTTTTATTTCGTCAGACTATTGATCGTTGCATCCTTGACCTGTGAGCTTCGGGAGGAGCCAAATTCGAACTGGTGAGCGTCACGCAAGCACAACCCAAAGGTGGCCGCGATGGTCGATATCAACCCAATGGCCTCGCCGGGAATCTTCTCGCGGAAGAAGCACAGAACGATAAGGCAAGCTAGCAGCCCTATCACATCGAGCGCAACCATGATATCGGCACGAACGTTGCGCTTGCCCAGCCTGGCAAGCTCCACATCGCGCACGCGAGCGCTTTGCACGTCAGCGAGGTATGCTCGGGTCAGATCGTTGTCAGCAGCCTGTACGGCAAGCTGGAACTCCATGGCCTTCTGCGGGTCCGCTTGGATCGCGGCAAGCGCAGCATCTGGCGAAACTTCGCCGGTAACGGTCTGCGCAATGTTAACGACTTGCTGCGCGACAGTTGCGGCCTTTTCTGAGCCTGTAAAATACTGAATCAGCGAAGGCGCAAACTTGGCTAGGCCGATTGCAATGGTAATAGGGTCCATGTCAGACTCCAATTGTTGCGGACGCTAACGCCCAGTTTGCAGCCCACGTATCGGGCTTGGCCTTGCCAGGACGCCATGCGGACAGGTATTGGTTCCAACCCTGTTCAGATGTCTGCGGGAGGCCACTAGGCAGCGTGTAGACCAGCAGGCGAGCAGCGGCAGCAGCTACCACGTCTTGATAGCGCATTGCTTCCCACAGGATTTGAGCTTCTGGCGTGACGTTGAAGCCTTCACAGATGCGCAGCATGATGGGGCCAGCTGCACGATGCGACAGAACGCCCTTGCAGCCGCCGCACTTCTCAAATTGCCAGAACGATGCAGCCGGCCCGTTCTCTGTGCCGTCTGCGCTCACTTGGCGACGATGTCGTAAGCCGGACTCTTGGATGGCGATGGAAAGAAGGAAGCGCGCAGCTTGTGGAGTGTTCGGAATGCCCAGTAACGCTAGCTCTTCAAGCGCGGGGCGGATGGCAGTTTGATACAGGCGGTTAGGTGTCATGTCACTCTTTCAGGCTCTCGCCGTTTTCCCACATGCGCTGATAAATCTTCTCTTTGATGCGATGGCATCTGAAGACGTACAAGCCAACACCGCAACTAATCGTCATGGAGATAACGCCGAGAACTGTTTGTATGGAACTCATTACTGAGACTGTTCCCATTACGCCAGTAACAGCAGAAATGATAGTCGCCACCTTTGGGTTACTCGCCACGGCCTCTAGCGCATTGGCGACGTTTTCGTGATCGCTCATTGATTCGCCTCTTTAAAATAATGACGCGGCCCCATGAAATCAGGACGCCAAACCAGATAATGCCCGATACGATCAGCATCGCTACCGCCCGGAATGAATAGTCTCGCCAACTGCACATAGCATAGCCCCCATGACATCGCGTTAAAGATGCTTGGCGGGGCATAGGCCATGTAGGCAATCCAGCCTAAGAAATTGACGATAATAGAGACAAGGCATAGGGTCTGCATATCGTCGCAGAGCCGACCAACTACGATAGCTGGAATGGCGTAAATCAACAGCAGGTCAGCGAGGGCGGCGCTGCCATGGAATAGCAGCATGCCAGCCGACGTATTCTCTACGTCGGCTGTTGCCATTGCATGAATCCGCATCGCAGCCAAGATAACTACCCCAGCAGCGAAGCGCGAGCGCCAGCCAGTCATTTCTTATTCGGCTTCGTGTCAGTCGGCTTCGTTGGAGGGCGTTGTTTTCCGCCGCCTGCGCCGGTTGCTTTGTTTGCGAACATGGTGATTCCTTTTAGTTGATTATTGCCCCAGCAATTGACGTTGGCGCTCACGTTCTTGAGGCGTAAGCTGGTCTTGCTGTAGCATAAATATTGATGGAGAAATTCCATACGGCATTGTGCCAGAAATCGGAGGCGGTGAGCCACTTCCAGGGCCGGCAACCAGAGATTTTGGCGCATTAAGTACATTTTTAGCCTGAACACTTAGCATAATGTTCTGCAATGGCTCACCAACAACCTGTTTGCCAAGCGGTATTTTACCAAGCAACGAACTGCCTGCGATTCTGTCAATCATGCCTCCAATAGTCGATGCGGTATTGGAATTATTAACGGCGGTTCCCATCGGCTGAATTTGCTCATATGTCGCTACGCGGCCAAGGGCTTTTAGTTGCGCAACCTGATCTTTGGTGAAGAACAGATTAAGCTTCCGGTCCCCGATGTTTTGGATTGCCGTCTTATAGCCGGATTGGCTGAAATTGGCGATTTCGTCAGGCTGGCCGGCCTTAGCCTGTTTCTTCAGATAAGCGGTGATCTGCTCGCGGATAGCAGATTGTGCATCGGGGCTATCGCGTACAGCATTCTTCAGTCGGGCAACCGCCATCACATTAGCGTTGTTACCCTTGCCGATGATGAAGTCATTCACGAACTTGTCAGGCTCCACGCCATCACGAATGGCTTGCAATGCTGGCGTTGCCTCTACGATCTTCATATAGCGACGGTTGGCGGTGCGCGCAGTGTTGAATGCATCGATTGATTCTCGCCCGATTTCTTGGCCTGGTAGCAAAGGCGTATCATCAAGCGCGCCACGAACAAGGCCAAGGGCCATGCGCTCTTGCGGGTCCGTGCTGGCGCGTTGAAGCTGCGCAATGCGTGTTTTAAGCTGCTCGGCGTCGGATACCGTGAGCTTCTGTGGCGCCGGTGCATGACCACCTTGAGGCGCCACAACTTCATTCCACGGCTTGTTTAGGATATTGCGCACATCAGCAGGCAGCTTGGCGCCGACAAGGTTTTGATCCAGCGCAGCATTGGCCCGAGCCACAAACTCGTTAGGGTCAAGCTCGGCAGACTGACCGCCAGTGGTACGTGCGGCATCATAGCGCTGACCAATACGTGCACGCATGGCGTCATCACGCGCGCCGAGCGCCTTGATAACTCGCTGCGCCCCGCCGATCTGGTCATCTGGTGTAGCAGCACCAAACTCATTAAGCTTGTTCGTCAACTGCATGTTATTGCTGTTTTGCGTCTGTGCCAAAGCCTGCGCGGCTGGGTCGTTGCTGTTGATGCCCTGCTTGGCAAGATTGCGTTGCCGCGTGATGTCGGCAACGTCAAGCGTCAAGCCTGCTTTGCTCGGAGCGGTGCCAGTCAAGCGATAGTCAGCCAGTCGGCGCACTGCATCGGGCGACAGATTATCGCTAATCTTGAGTGCATCGGCCACATCTTTGCGCAAACTAGCGGCGACCTCGCCCGGCAGATCGCCAAGGGTAATCCCGGGGCCACCTTCGCCGTTCAATGCGTTGTTGATCGTCACATCAACCTGCAATTGCTGCTCAGGGGTAGGAGGTTGGGCGCGCGTCAGGCGGTTGGAGATAGCGCCACCGGCCCTCTTGATTGTCCCCATGGCCAGAGGCGCACCAATGCCAGCAGCCATCGAAGCGGCTAGTTGCGCGCCCTCGCTGCCGCCAGTCTCGCGCGTGTAGCTACCAGCCGCACCGCCAGCACCGGCTGATACCAACTGTGATACAGGCTGCGAGGCAAGCGCACGGCCTACGCCTTGTGCTGCGCCAGTGCCGACACGCGCCAGCGTATTGCCGATCCCGATAGGGACCAATCCACCCGCCAATGCTCCTACAGCGTCTCCTGCGATGCGTTCGCCAGCGTTACGCGGCTTAGGTAGCCCCAAGTCATCAGCCATCGCTTGGCCGTTAATTGGGCCAAGTTGGAATGCCTGCTCACGCTCGGCTGGCGCTCTGTAGCGATTAACTCTATCCTGCGAGTCGCTGATAAACGAGTTGATACCCTTGCGGATGGGCGACGTGACGAACTCGGCAGCGTTGCCCAAGCCCTGCATAATCCCGCGTGCGCCAAGGCCAAGCTGTGTAGGCGCATCAGAGATAAGCGCATCAACCTGCTTGCCGAAAGGTTTTTCAACCGGCGCCGCAGGAGGTGCCTTTGCCATCTTAAAGGTGCGCTGCGCATAGGCCATTACTTCGTCGTCAGTCGCGCCGTCTGGAGCGTTGATTTCGTAGTTCTGGCCGTCAGGGCTGGTGATCTTGTATTTCGGCATTTAGTCCACCTTCTGGATTGACCAACCATTCGAGCTTGCCTTAGCCGGCGCAGTCATCTTTGCTCTACCAGAGCTGTTGTCAAAACCTTGTATGACTAACTGGCGGTTCCTAGCCTTGTTTGCAATAACAGTTTTGAAGTCGCCAGGCTGCGGGAAATACTGTTTCCGCGCATTGTCAAACTCATCCTTGCCGATGGCCGCACCCGATTCTTGGCGAAGCGTTGCATTGATGAAATCGCGCTGCGCTTGCTCGGCGACTTGGTCGTTATCGCTCAGACCGTAGTTTGTAGCTGCGCCAAGTGCGCCACCAATGAGCGGCCAATTTGACACAGAGGTCTTTGAATTGATCGCGGCTGGGCTGTATTTGCTGCCTAAGTCGTTAAGGATTTTGTCTGCTTCTTTTGCTCGCAATCCATATGCAGCCGACTTTCCTTGAAACTCCGTAGGCGCTTTTTCTACGCTGGCACGTGCTGCGGCTGTTTCGCGGTCGAGGCCAAGACGCTCACGCGCAAGCGCTAGCGATTCTGCCCCACGCGCATCCGTTAGGTTTTGACCACGCATAGCCACTGAGTTGCTAGCCGCGCTATCTGGCGACTGCGTGCGCTGGAACGTCTGTCCAGCTTGCAGTGCGTACGGGTTATATGCAACATCCTTCCCGCCAAGGTTGGCGAGCTTCAATTCGTCGCGCGGCAATGCCCCGTCAAGTCGCTTCATTTCGCCATTTTTTGCAAGAATGTATTGGAATGGCTTGCCATCAGGCCCGATAGCTGTTTGTGGCTTGGTATCGAATTCTGGCCCGGTCTTGGCAAACTTCTGCTCAAATTCCAGCGCCTTTAGTGGGTTAATCTGACGCACGTTGTTGATAAACGCGTTCTGGTCAAATTGGCCGTCACGGATAGACGCTTGTGCGGCGGCATCAATCTGCGCTTGTTGATCGCGCATGGTGCCCTGTTGCTGCATCTGGCCTGTCTGCGACTGAATCTCAAGCGCACGCAATTTAGCAAGCTGCGCGGCCTGCTCCTCGTCCTGCTTGCGCTTCTTGGATGCGTCCATGCCCTGCTGATACGCGCCCAGCCCGCCGCCTACGATCTGACCTAGGTTTGTAGGCGTACGCGATGGGCCAGACTGTTGCAGCATCTGCGCGGCAGCAGCAAGCAATCCCTGCGTCTGGTAAGGATTGAGATTGCCTAGCCCTTGGAGTGAATCGAAAATACCCATGATTGCCCCTTAGTACGTGCCAGGAGCGATGTTTTGCGCATTTGGCGTGGTGTTGTATTGACCGGAATTTTTGAACTGGTTGTACAGGCCAAGACCCGCAGCCGCGCCACCTAGAAGCCCGCCAGCCGTGTTGGAGTAGCTCGGAGCAGTCGTAGTGCTGGAGCCGTTGGCGCTGGCATACGGTGCCAAGATGCCGGACAACTGCTGAGCCTGATTCATCCCGTAGTTGTTGTAATTTGCAGCGTTGCCAGACTGCTGCTGAAGCAATGACGACAGCATGCCAGAGCCAGCCAGCGCGGACGACGTGTTCTGGTTGTTCGTCTGCTGCTGCTGGCCGGCGTTGAACTGGTTGTTGTTCTGGCCCAAGTTGGCGTTAAACTGGTTATTCGCCTGCCCCAAGTTCGCATTGAACTGGTTGTTACTCTGCCCAAGCTGCGCATTTGCCAAGCTAGCGGCCTGCGCATTCTGTGCATATAGCTGCTGCGCCGAATTGCTAGCGTTCTGGTTCGACAGGTTGGCTTGCTGCGCTTGGCTGGAGTTCTGCGACGCCACACCGTACTGCTGGCCCGATAGCCCTTGTGCGGCTGCCAGCGACCGGTTCTGGCCTGTCTCGTATGAGTTCGCCAACTGGCTAGCGGTATTGGCGCTGTTAGCCAATCCGATTTGCGTATTCGAGTTGTTGAGTTGCTTGGTGAAGTCGCTGATTGCGTTGCCCTCGGCGATGCCCTGGCGCGAACCGCCGTACTGGCCCGATGCGATAGCTCCCGAGCGGATCCCCGGCAGCACGTTACGCTGCAAGTTCTGCGTCATGTCAGACTGGTTCTGCTGCTGCTGCGCGCTGGTGAGCGCATTGCCAGCTTGAAGCGACTGCATCAGCGCCGTGTTGTTCCCGCCGCCCAGCAAGCTGCCAAACGTGCTGGTCAGGTTGATATTGTTCTGTGCCGGCGCATTTACGCTCTCGCCAGTCACGTAATCAGTCTGACCCTGACCAAATGCGCCAACCTGCGGGCCTGCACCGGATTGCGTCATGCCAGATTGCGTACCGCCAGATTGAGGCGCCGTATTGCCTCGCATAGCGTTATAGATGGCATTGCGCGACTGCTCGGTATCAGCGCCGCTATAGTTGCTCAGGTAGTCATTCGACGTTTGGCCGAACGTGTTTTGTCCGCCAGTCATCGGATTCCCAGAGCCAGCCCACTGTTGCAGCAAACCAGAGCTACCAGCATCGCCATTGCCGAGCAACATTTCACTGATACGAGGGTCCATCTGCTGCTGTGTAGTTTGCCCTGCCTGCGCGGCTTTTGCGTTGTTCTTGCTCGACAGGTATGCGCCACCCGCCCCGACTGCTGCCGCTCCAACTGCTACCCAAGCCATATTATTCCCCTTGCAAAAGTTTCTGTGATTCGCAGAATTCTAGGAATTCTTGCTCGTCTTGGGCGATGAAGTGATGCTCTATCTTCGTCACGTCGGTTTCATGCGTGCCATGTACAGTAAGCCAGCGCGTGTCGGTAATGGCGTATGCTATGCGCTTGGTTCCAGGCGGCGATACTTCAACGAATGGCGGGGATACACGCTTCACCCCGTCATTTGTTAATACGCCAATTTCGCCTGAGATAAGCACGTTCAGGCTGCTAAACTTGTGGATTTTCCCCACTAAGACCGTGCCAGCGGGGATAAATATCTCGCGTCCATAGACGCCTTCCGAGAAGTAATTTGTGACCGGCATTTCGGTCTGTGGCGCCTCTCTGATAATTGCCTCAATCTCGGCCACTTGAGCGCGAGTCGGGTTATTTACAATCACATCAGTCATTACAGCGCCTTTACAAATACCCACGTTGTCCCGTTGAATGCATAAATGCCGTATCCGCTACCGGGATTCCAGTTCGCTCCATCCGCTATCACTAGAGTGACCTCGCGCGGCTTATTTGGCGGCGAATGCAGCACTTCCATCTTCCCGCTAGCCAGTGACGATAAGCTAGCTTCTAGCCGCCGCTCAAGGTCTTGCACGTAGCGCAAAAGCTCGGCAACGCTGGTTATATTTCCCGGATCGCCCGGTGCGAACTGAAACGAATTATACGATGTATTGCGCATCAGTAATCCCCGGCCGTGATGATATCTATGTCGTAGGAATCAACTCGCGAGAAGAATGCAGTACCGCTTTCAAGGCGGATAGCAATATATCGGCCGGTCACGAAGCAATCAAGTTTCAGTGTGGAGCCGATGGTATGCGTCATTGCCGGCGCGTAGACTGGATCAATGAACGGATCATCAGAGGAGCCGACACGCACGATAATATCGTCGCCAACGCTCCCCATTACCCGCAAGCGCACGCCCAGCACGGTTTTAATCTTCTCCGGTGCATCAAACGACAACCCCACGCGCTCAAGGTAGCAATCAGGCTTGACGCCGTCATAGGATGCGGACGAATCAAGCAGGAATAGGCGCTGTTCGTCGGACGCCATCAGAACGCGCGTGGTGTTCGGCGTGAAGTCGGGGCCGTTCCAGATGGTCAGATCAGAGTTCCATGGATCACTGTCAGCCGCCCAAGTATCCCCAAGCGCGGCATCCACAGCACCGAAGTTTGCATGGTGGAGTGACGGAATCTCACGATAAGATACAGTGCGGTCGCGGTAGTTCCAAACCATTGCCTTATTTGGAACGGTGCTGCCTGCCTGCGCGTAGCAGACAAACACCTCGTTGAGGAACGGGTTTTTGAACACGAACGCCTTATCAGTCGCGGAAACGTCCATGTCCTGAAACAACGCGCGCCGTGCAACCTTGTCGAGTACAGGCGTCGCCGTCTGCCCGTCATGCACGATCACATCCGAGCCAGTCAGCACGAAGTGGAAGCCGTCCACCTCCACGATGCAATTGCGGTTCAGCGCTCCAGACGTTCCAAGCACCTTCTGGAAGTTGAAAATAAACACGTTGCCGCTTGGCGTCATACGCCAGATGCTGTCCTCTTTGTAGATCATGAACATGTCGCGTAGCGGCAGGCCATCAATCACTTGACCGTTGCTCTCGGCCAGATCATATTCGCCAGCGTCATTGGCCTGGTCTGCTGGGTCCCACGTGATAGGCACGCCTCCGGGATCGGCAGGAGCGGACCACTTGACCATGAATGGGAAGTTCTGGCCGGCCTTGGTCACATTGAGCGCGATCAGGTAGTTCTTGTACGCGCGCATGCTCTTGCAATACGTGTTCGCCGGCCAGTTGTCCAGCGTCTGCATGCGGGTGCCGATGTCCAGGTTCCACTGTTGCGGCGGATCGGTCAGGTTGCCAGCATTGACAATCGGGATGCCCGACAGCAGCGTGGACGTGATCTGGTTCGGGACCATGGAGTAATCCACATCAACGCCGAGCGTTTGCCGCGTTAGGTTGGTATGTACAGCCGTACCGGTCGAGATCGTCGTCACATAGATTTTCTTCTCGCTGGCATACATCCAGTAGCGCGTAGCACCGGAACTCAGCGGCAGCACATGAAGCGGGACAACAGGCGGTTCGCCATATGCCGAGCCATGGCCTAGGAACTGCTGCGCATAGCCGTCAAGGAAACGGATATTGCTGCTATCAGTCCACGTGCTGATAGGTAACTCGGACTTCGACAGGTCTTTGATGACGCCTGCCGAGCCGCAATTAGGAACGCGCACGAATGCCATGGTTAGCCTTGCCCAACGTCAGTTGATGGGAAGGAACGGCCAGGACCCCAAATTAGGCGTACGGCGCCGTCACTTCCATTGCAAATATCGGTAATGGATTGAAAATTAATCGAACCCCCAGCCCCGTCTTCACTGACCCCAGCGGATCTAGACGCGGCAAGCCCCCCAGCCAAGCCAGAGGACCCACCTTTACCTACACCCGCAAGCGTGGAAGGACTTGCCGCAATCGTCCCGCCAAGCCCTGATGGCCCTTCGCCAAACATGCCAACGCCACCAGATGGTGCGCCTGGAACCCCTGACCCTCCAGCACCGCCAGTTCCTGAGTTCCCCGCCGACACAGATATGGTTAAGTTGGCAACGCCATCACCGCCATTCCCACTGTACCCAGCAGCACCACCGCCTGAGACATACGCGGAGCTTCCAGACGTTGATGTAAAAGCTCCAGACCCGCCAGTTCCGCCGCCATCGCCAGCAGTCACCGACCCGCCAGCCGCAGCAACTCCTTGAGCGCCGCCCTGACCGCCAGAGGCTCGGCAAGTAGCAACATCGCGAACAAAGCTTTCCCCCCCAGCGCCACCAGTAATAACGGGCGCAGCGGATCGAATGGCAGATAGACCGCCAGCCCCAACGACCACCACCAATTGTTCAAGTGGAGTAACTGGCATATTGTTTAACCATGCCAAGCCGCATCCAGCACCACTAGAAAAGTAAACCGGAGGGCTGCTAAATGAGTTATAGAAAGCGCCTCCGCTTCCTGATCGCACCACTGCGCACATAGTCGTGACGCCTTCGGGGACAGTGACCAAGTACGTTCCCGGCGTTGTAAAAAGCAACTCGCCGCGAATTTCCGCAGTACGTGGCAACCCCATCCCGCCGCCGCCGATTGCCGGCGCTCCCTTCATGCCGTAGGTATAGCTCATGCTACGGCAAAGTCCGAGTATTCATAGCTGAAATCGACACCAGCAGTTTGTGCTACGCCGAGTCCGACATATACCTCGACATTTGGACCCAGTCGCCCCGGCCGAGCTTCCGAATAGTTGCCAAAGACAACCTCGTCATTTCGGCCTGATACGCCAGCTGTTTGCGCCGCTAGGGTTTCTGAGTCTTTGTATTTTTTCGTTGTCCCTGCATCTTTGCTGGTGAATAGCAACAGGCTTGTTGCAGTGCAGGTGCCGCGAGGCAGAACAGTAAGTCGGGTAAGAATCCCACCTTTGGATCCGGTCGTAAACATTTTCACGGTGTTGGTTGGCGCGTCCGAGTTGAGGTTAGTGATAGCAGCCGTCGCTGTGACGGTATCCGACATTGCACGCTGTGCGAACTTTGCGAGATTGGTTTCATCAGCAGCCATGATAGTTCCTTAAAAAGAGAGTGCGATTGCTTGCAATTCGGCCAAATGGTCGAGGTCTGCGAAGTTAGAGCGAGGCGTCCACGATGCAACGCCGGTCTGCGTAATCAGGTCGTATTTGATCGCACCGCCAGGTTGAGCAGGCAATGCCGTGTTGAACGCGACGCCCTGTACATACGTCTTGGACGCGAACTGGTCATGTGCGATGGGGACAGGGCCGGCCACCAGCGGGAATGACTGTTGAACCGCCTTCTTCGTCTCGCGGATATGGTCATCACCAGCGGACTTTGGGTCCGATGGCGTAGGCCACAGAGGGTTCAGGTCGTTGATGTAATTGACGCTATTTTCAAGGCCCATTAGAAATTCCTCGTATCGGTTCGTTGGCGAAGCAGCCCGCCTTTGTGCCACTCAATCATGTTGACGGTCCCCATGGCTTCACGGAAGTCGGCATCAAATCCTGCTTGCGTCTCACGGTCGCGGCAGAACTTCGCGGCTTCCGTCAGCGATGCCCACAGGTAGACGTTCGGCCACTTGGTCAGCAGCGTGTTGGTCGGAACAAGATCGGTAAGGCTCGGCACAGCCGCTTGGAACACGCAATTGATCGTATAAACGCGGTCAGGCGTCGGGCCAAAGTAAATGATGTCGCCCACAGTCGTGTATTTCTGCGGAATGCCGACATCACCCTCGTAATAGGTCGCACTAAGCTGGTCAGGCGTCACGTAGTCAAGTGATGGCGCCGTGTTGGCGATACTCAGCGAATGAACGCGCAGAAGGTCGCTAGGCAGCGTTGCATAGTTCTGCCCGTTGACGGTCGCAATCGTGCCAATCACGTCTTGTAGCTGCGCCTGAAGCACCGCACGAATGCGTGCCTCGGCTAGCGCGATAAAGTTCGGAATGTCGCCTTCCAGATTCGAGCGGTGCATCCAATTCGCAACTTCGGCTTGCAGATCGGTATAGTTTGCGAGCGCCATTAGAAATTACCCTTCCAGATGCGGAATGCGTCGTTCTTCGGGTCTTTGACGATCCGGCGAATATGTACCGGGTCTTTCATAAACTGCTCGAACGACACGCCGTTATCGTTGCAATACTGCTCAACGATTACCAGCGGCAGTCGGGCGGCGTGCTTCACCTCCGACGTGCCGTGGTAGCCACCGTTATGCTGCGCCTTGGCGTACTCAGCAATCGCGGTGCAATCCTGCGTGCGCATAATCCCCGACACCTCGCCCGAATCAATTACCTTGGTCGAAATATCGTGCGTAGAGCGGCGCTTCTGAATTGCTGCGAGTGCTGGGTTCATAATTTCTTCCAAGGTTTTTCCATTGCCATATTTTAACGGTTTTAACGACCTTAGAAATATTTATTGGCTTCCATTGCGAGAGCAGCCGTTGCCACTGGTATTAGAACTTCATTCTGCGCTGGCAGCGTCTGGTGCAAGCCGTCACCGGTTGCCGCAACAGCATAGTCAGCCGCAAATCCGTTTGCGATCATTTTGATCGTATCCGGGATAGTGCCAGCACTCATGCCAGTTCGCGTATTGATGACCGGGTACGGCCCACCAACTCTCTCCGCGACATATGCGTTCAACAAAACTTGCTGCGGCGCGGTGAAATACGGAGCGGTGCATGGCAAAGTGCCGGAATTTCGCGCCCAGCCGTTAAACAGCACTGGCCGCGCTCTGTTCGTTTCAGCAAGCGCGATCAAGGTGTTGGCCTGTCCCCTCAACGTATCTAGGATTGGCGCCGTAACACTTGACAGGTTATTCGGGTTGGCATACTCAATAACCACATGGCTTGGCTTGACCAATGGGATCACCACTTGCGCAGAAAGGATACCCTTGTCGAGCTGCTGCCCCGCTTGACCACCATTGATGAACTCAACCGGGCGATCTGGCGTCGATACAGCAAGCGCCGACTCCATCACAAAGCCAGCACCCTGTTTCGCCGCAAGTGACGTAAGGTCCGACTTGAGATAGGAAGAACCGAACCATGCGAATGTAGCCGCACGATTTTTGTACTTCACACGGAATCCAAGAATCGCACCGATTTTGGACCCGTCAGGAGTAACCCCGATTGCGCTGTTAAGCTTGTTGTCACGTACGCCCACAGCGAGATAGAAGCCTGGCTTTGCGGTGTTGTTCCAGTCTGCCCCGGAATGAGCAAAATAAGGAGCGTTCCAGTTGCCCGGATTAGTCAGCCCAGCATCCGCACTATTAAATATAGCAGGGTAGAAACATGCTTCCCGAATAGCGATCAGGAATTTAGTGCCGCCATCCGTACGCGCTACTGGAGTGATGGGGTATTCATCCGACATGATGAAGTTTGCGCTTGTATCTGCCGCAGCCCTAGGAGGGCATACGCCGGTGGCCGAACCGCCATTGAACGTTCCAACAGGTGCGGCAGCAAACAAAGAGTCATACCGCTTGTCGCCAATTGCATCAGGGCATACTACGGTGAAGCCATTACACGTGCGCGACGTAACCGTGTGCATATTTGCCACGATTAACTGAATATGGGTAGCGTCGCCCTCAATTTCCGTTACCAACATAGATGTGCCGGTCACATTGGTTTCTGACGTGTTAAACAGAGTTGCGCCGTTGTAGACAGTTACCGGGCTGGAATACGAGGCGTTAGTCTGGTAGATGCGCGTTGCGTAGTTCGTCTCAAGTGGGTAGACCACTTCGGCCAGCGTAGCCCCGCCAGCCGCAGAATATGCCACCCCTGTTGGGATAAAGGTCAGTGCAGTCCCGACATCAGCCAGCAATCGAGTATATGTCAGCGCAGTTTGCCCACTGATGGCGGCGCCGTCACGATACCATTGGCCTGCCGTGAAAGCGTATCCCGCCCCCGGAACTGCCGTTGCAATACTATCTACATACCGATATCCAGTAATCGTTACTGGAGGAGTCGCTACCGGAAACGATTCACCATTCATGCCTATGTATGCAGTCGGCTTGCTCTCTGCTACATATTCAATTTTGACTGACGGCAAGCTATCGTTAGTCCGCTTGACGGATACGCGGTTGACTGAAAGGTCAGCGGGTATGTAGTTACCCTCATTACGGTCAAGCAAGACCCAGTCGCCGTTATCGATGCGGTATTGCGCATTGCCAGGGCCGACGTTGATGATGTTGACACCAGAGGTTGCCAGCGTGGATGCCAAAGGCGTACCGCCGCTAGTGTAGCCGGACGTGATAGTTTGCACGAACGGCGTAGTCGTGACCTGAGCGCTCAGGCCTACGTTTTGAGTTGGCATGTTAGCAGTCCTCCAATGGGGTTGCGCAAGCCGAGCCGGCAGCGGTATCCTGAATCGCGGCCCAGTGCGTGTAACCGCGCGGGATCGTCAGGACAACATAGTCGCCCGAGCTAACCAGCATGTCAGTTGCGATAGCGGTCACGCCAGCAATGCCCAGCCGAATGCGTGCGTTTGCCGTCACAGCAAACCTGATAAAGCGGGGAATCTCACCGCTTGAGGCGACAGGCAGCGCCGCGTTCACCGATGCCGCGCCGGTCGTGATGTTCGACCCGGTAACGGTAACGGTCATAAATTCAATATTCTTGTCCATGCCATGCCCCTTAAAAAACAGCCCCGAAGGGCTGCTTTGTTGTCACGCCAGTAAGTTTACAAAACGTCGAGAATCGCGCCGTTCGCTTTCGGCTGGTTGGCGCGCAGGGTGTACTCGACCAGCAGTTGCTTCTTGTAGCTGTCGCCGGTTTTGGCCAGCTCTTGGCTGAAGAACGGGCGCAGGAAGTCAACGCTCCACATGTCAGTTTGCAGCATCCACACGTCACGCGAACGCTGGAAGCGGTTAGGCACAGCCTTCAGCGAACCGAAATCCGACACGTACACGTCAATCGAGGCGTACAACTTTTCGTCCTCGCCTTTGTCGAAGCGGGTCGAACCGCCAGTGAAGGTCGAGAAGGTTTGCTTCTGCGAAGGCCCCATCATCAGCATGTCAGGCATGCCGCCAGCGGTGAACACCTTCTGCGCCACGTCCTTCAGTTGCGCCTCGGTGAATGCGCGAGCGGTGCCGTCAGTCTGAGCCACGTTGGTGACGTAGTTCGGAGCCACATAGCCGGCGCCGGCGTTGACGTTGTCGCCGGCCCAGCCAACCAGGCCACGCAGTTGACGAGGCGAGGTCGCGGTGACGTTGTTCTGCGTCAGGGCGAACTCCATGTCACGCTTCAGTTCCAGCGCTTTCAGAGCCATCTGGTAGCCCATTTCCGACTTGCGGCCAGCCGACAGGGTGGCTTCTTGGGTGCCCGACACGATGACAGTTTTGGTCGAGATTTGCGTACGGTTGCCCAGTCGAACGGTCGGGGTCACGACCACAGCGGATGCGTCGTCACCCTCGGCTACGGCATTGGCGCCGAAAGCCGCGAGTTCTTGGGTCTGCCATTCGTGCAGGGTGTTGGTCGCCTTGCCTTTGCCAATGGCCGACATGAAAGGCACGTCGGTTGGCGAAATGCGGTAGATGACATCGCTCAGGTCCTCACGATTACCAATTGCGGCAGTCGAGAGGAAGGTATTGGTTGGTGCAGCCATGTTATTTCTCCTAGCGCCTCACGGCGTATGATTGAATTTGGTTAGAACATATCCGCGAAGATCGCGGCGGCGTCAGACACTTTGCCCGATTTGCCGAGTTTCGAAATCTGTTTCGTACGGCTGTCCTGTGCGCTGGTCTGCTTTGCTGCAACACCGGGCCGCTCGATCTTAGGAGGTGCCGCCGCGACCTTCGTAGCCGCCTTGCCTGCCCGCTCCATCAAATCTCGGTACTTCATCGCATCACGTGCCAGTAGAAGTGTCCGCGCATCCAGCAATATCCGAGCATCATTAACAGTGAACCCACGCACCCCCATGAATTTCTCAATATTGCCCATCTCCGCTTTCATTTTCTCTTCGTCCTTCCATTCAGGAACCTTGGCTAGCAATACTTGTAGCTGGTCATGAATAAATTTGGAATTCGCTTCCTTCTGTTCGTTTTGATGCTGCTCATTTATCGCTTGCAAATCCTGTTGAGCCTTGACGAGTTGCGCTTGCCCGTTTCTCAGGGTGCGCTCTAACGCCAAGTATTCCACCGGATCGCTGTGTAACAGTTCATCGGTCAACTGTGCTTCGATATGCTGCAAGTTTCCTTGCGCCTGGATCGTGTACACGTTGAGCTTTTGCGCCAGTTCCGCGCGCTCCTTTGCCGCCGTTTCCTTCTCCGCTTGCGCGGCCTTAGTCACTTCGGCTGCGGCCATGGTCTTCTGCGTGTAGTCAACCTGCCGCATCTGCCCTTTGACCGCCTCAGCAAGTTCAGCCTTCGTCATCTTGACCGGCTTGCCATCGACTTCGATGGTGACGGCGTCAGGTTCCGGGGCGTCTTCGCTTTCCTGCTCGTCGGAGTCATCCCCGGCGTCTTGATCTTGCTTGCCCTGTACTTCTTCAGCAGCGAGCCGCTCAGCAGCCGTTTCAGGCGTCTCTTGCTCGGCCTCTTGTGGATTCTCGATAGCCTCGAATGCGCTTGCGGCGCCATCCATGTCCAACGATCCGGTATCTGCTGCGTCGCTCATCTTTGGTGCTCCTTATGGATGCCTTGCGGCTTGTCCAGTGGTTGAATTACAGGGTGATAATGTCGCCAGTGGTCAGTTGATACGCTTCTGCGCCAACTTCGACCGCTGCGTTAGAGCCGTTCTTCAGCTCAATAACTACATCCTTCGGCTCCGGGTGCCAGCAGCGCGATACTTGCGCCGGCTCGGCACGTACAACGGCAATCAGGCCAGACCAGTCAAGCGCATGGCTTTCTTCACCAGGCTCTCCTTGTGGGCTAGGTCCAACTGCGCCAATTTCCCCGTCTCCAAGCTGGTTGTCAGGTTCAATTGCAGCTTGTCCGCCAGTTTTAGAAGCTGATACAGAGCCTCTCGGCCGGCCACGTCGCGTACTGGTGAGTTTGTCCATTGCTGCATAATCTCCGTCTTGATGTCAGTAAATGCCTGCTGAAAGGCTTCGTTTTCCAGTACCTCGCGTGCGCGGTCGCCGTTGTAGATACGCTGTTCAATCTCCATCTGGCGCCTCCGGTTGCGCTGCTGCGGTCTGTGCTGCCGATTCCGCCGATATCAGCGACTTGTTAATCTCTTTGTGCGCGGCGATCTGCGCTACTGCAATCTTGGTCATATTGTCCTGATCGATCTTGTAGCGCTCAAGCTCGCGCTGTGCTGCTGCGTCCTCAAGCTTAGCCAGTTCGCGCTCATGCTCGTATTGCTGCCGCATGGCGTCAAGCTGCGCCTCGTTCTGCGCCTCTTGCATCTTCTGCTCAGCCTCAGCCTGCTGCTTGTTGATATCGATCTGCATACGCGCCTGCGATTCAACTTGGACCTTGAACTGTTCCATTTCGGCGCGGTGCTGACGCTCCTGTGCGGCGTCCTGAAGCTGCTGCTGGGACTTCTGTTGGTCAGCCTGCGCGCGAATCTTGGCGACCTGAATTGATGGTTCTTCAGGCGGCTGGGGAGGCGGCTGCTTGACTGGATCGCTGAAGAACTGCTCCGCATCCTTGAAACCAAGCGCTTCGGCTAGCTTCTTGCCCAGCTTGTAAATATTCTCAGGCTTGGCAACGCCGAATTGCAGGCCCTCCATCTGCTTCTGCGACAACAGCGACAGGTGGCTTACCAATTGATCCTTGTTGCCAGTACCCAAGCCGACATTGACCGTCAGGTCAAACTGATTCGTCCACTCGCGCGGGTCGATGTTGACCCATTCGCCGCCAGCTACGCGGATCATTTCCGACTTGTTTTGATACTTGGTTACAAGCTTCAAGATCATCAAACCGAGCGACTTAAAGCCAGTCTCAGCCATGTAGCGGCTGATCGTCTCGACGCGGGAATCAGCGCGATTGGTGACGATGTTCGCTTGCGTGGCAGTCTGCTGAAGCTGCATTCCGTTGCCGCCTTGGCTTTGGCGCGTCCAGCCGGTAGCTTCTTCCGTCTCGTTCTCGAAGAACTCCATCAGCGACATCGAACCAGCGATATCGCCCATGCCCTGCTGCAATGGGGCCACAGCACCCTGCGACTTGATGCGGACCACTCGGCCAGGGCGATTGTTCAGCAGGTCATCAAGGTTGACCTGGCCCTCTACAGCCATCGTCCCGCCATTGACTTGCAGATACACGTTGTCAAGGTTGGCGCGCTTCAGGCTGGTCTTGATGCGCTGTGCCTCGATAGCCAGATCGGCAGGGCACAGTCCAAAGAACTGGTGCGGCAGCAGGATAGAGCCGAGCGCCACGAATGGCGAGCCGTCGCATTCCTCGTTGTCTAGGATGTGCTCGCCGCACTTGACCACTTTGCGCCACTCAGCGATACCGTCGCCGTCATAGTCGCATTGCACGTACGATTCCAGCACCCAATACTCGCGCATGGACTCGTCGGAGCTTTGCGCAACATCGGTCAGGTATGAGTTTTCATTGTTGTACTGCTCACGCTCGACACGCTCCATGCTCAGGTTAGCGCCTAGATCGCCACCAGACAGGCCGCCTTCGGGGATCGTGTAGCCAGCCGAGCGCAGATAGCTCAGCGTACGCTTGACACGGTGCGCGGTGAATGGCGATGTCTCAATCGACTTCGCATTCTTGCTGATGAGGAATTCTTCAGGCGGTACGTTCTCGATGCACACCTTGCCGCCAGCTTTAACGCGCTTCATCGCCACGTCATAGAGCATTGGCACAGGTTGTGCTTGCGCTTGCTGGAACTGCACCATGGCCTGCTGGAACTGTGCTGCGGCTGGGTTAGGCTGCGGTGGCTGACCAGGCTGAGGAGACGGCGACGGCTGCATAGCGGCCTGTTGCATCTGCTGCAATTGAGCCTGCATCTGCTCAAGCATCTTCGCCTTCTGCTCGGCTGCGTCCTCGTCCTCGTACGCCTTCTGGTTGATGATCTCGACTTCCTCATCATCCATCAACAGCGCAAGCTGAACGTCGGTCATGCCGCGATATTCTTCCTTCGACTCAATCTCTGAGTCATCCCACCATACCTTGAGGAAACCTACTTTGTTCTGCAACGCCTCACGAATCCACGTAGCGGTGATGACATAGCCAGGATTCTTGTTGCGGTAGATGTGATTGACATAGGCGCTGATGAGCTTGGCCTTGGGCGCGTCATCCGGCTTGGTTTCCTCGAACTCGAACACGTTGTCCGAGCCGTAAAACGTCTTGATGAGCGGCCCTTCCATGCCAAGGACCGTGTTGCGCACCGTGGTATCAACGACCGACGAGCGGCCTTCGATCTCAGGTGGCGCCAGGTCTTCCTTGGCTTCGGCGAGGAAGTAATACTCATTCCTGCGGCGCATTTCTTCCAGCTTGCCAGTCCCGAAGCCATAGGACATGCGCGCCTCTTGGTCTATTAGCGCTTTGAGTCCGTCTTCGGTGATTTTTTCTGGTTTGCTCATGTAGGTAGCGGGCGATTCACATCGATACGCTGAAAAAGTTAGGTTGCTTTGCGCGCAATTCTACACTGAAACCTTTGCGTGTGGGAATTTATGCATTTCGAGACTTAGGATAGTTGATACTTCCGCTTCCCCATGGTTTCTCAATCTCGCCGTACGATATGGCAAAGCGCCGCATCATGTAGGCGTACCGCATGGCGTCTAACAAGTCATCGCGCGTCTTGTTGATATGCCCCTTCTCGTCCCTGTGGTATTGCAGGAACTCGTCAAAGAAGTCGCGCAAACCTGCGAACACCTTGAACTTGCCTTGAATCATAAGTTCGCGTATCTCAAACAGGCCAGCCTCGACGCCATTTGAGCCGTCCGGCCAGGTGGAATGCTCATAAATCATTGTGAAGCCAGCATCCGAGTAATAATCTTTTTGCTGCTTAGCGCTTCCCTTCTCGGTCTGCAAGCCGTCAGCCGGCCATGCAGTAGGAACGTTTTGCGACCATGTCTTGGTAGCCCCCCATGCGGCGATTGCGAGCGTCTGCGACTGTTTCCATGCTTTGGTGAGATAAAACACATCGCTATCGACGTCCCATACCAGTTGCACGTGCGCTTGCGGGTGATCCCAGCCAAAGTCCATGCCATCAATAACCTTGAAATGGCGCGGGATTTGGAACGGCTCGCATGTGATGGACTCCTCCGACACGTCATAGATTCGACCATGGCCTAGCATTGGAACTCCTTTGGTGCGCATTTCACGCTGGTGAGCCGGGAAGCTGGCGAGAAGATCGGCCTTTACCTTGTCGGACAAGTGCGGCGCGTCATCCCAGCCCTTTTGCATGTATTTCTGCGCTGGCGATGGGTCGTCCATGAACTGGATAACCAACTCGGTGCGCCCATTCTCTGGCGTGAAGGTCAGGATGCCACGCCCGCCACGCCCTTTGTCTCCGGTGGCTGTACGAACTAGCACCTGCGGAAAGATCGACGTGTCACGCGGCTCCTCGTCAATGTGGAACCAATCTACGCCATCACCCATCAGTGCGTGTTGCCCCTGGCTGTAGCTCCAGAACTGAATGCGCGCGACATCGCCGGACGAATGGCGAATGAACACCGTACGCAACGCGTTTGGCGTGCCGGTCATGGACTCATACCCAATAATTCGGTCAGCCGGCACTAGCCCATCTACAAAGCTATCACCCACCTTGCGCCCTATAATGGCAGCTTGCAACAGGTCACGCGTTTTCTCGCCTGAATAGCCCAAGCACCAGATCAGCGGAGCGTGGTCGAACTTATGCCCCGGCCAGTCGTCCGGGTATTCCCCCATCGCATGGCAAGCATCAATGTACGTTCCAGTCCACGTCTTGCCGATCCTATTGGCTGCGATCAAACAGACCTGCGAGTATTCAGACGTGGCGGCAATGAATTCCTTCTGCCAGTCATACAGGCGCGTAAAGAATGAGCGATACCGATTGACGTGTGTGCGCCGTTGCTGCTCCATCAAGAGCGCGTAAAGCTGTTCCTGCTCAGCCCTATTCAGCGCTGCCATTCTTCGCCATCAATGCTGCAATCTTTGCCGATAGGTCCGCATCTGGTAGAGTTTGAAGCGGCGGCAAGTCAGATGCCCCACCAATCGCCAATTTCTCGCCGTAACGCTTTGGGTCCCACTTTGCAAGAAGCTTTAAGCGAGTTTCAATACGCAATTTAGACCGTTGTACATGCTCCGAGTCGAAACGCCCTTCTTCAGCGCCATCTTTCTTGAGCATGTAATCATTCGTTGCATTATCTGCAATCTCTAAGCACTCCTCGGCAATAGCGTCGAACCCCTCCTCGCGTGCGCGCGCGATCCTATCGGAAAACTCGGAGTCATTCAACCTCCATGTTCCAACAGTTGTAACGCTCGGCATATGTTCATCGCGGCAGATTTGCGCAAGCGGCTCACCTTTTGATAGGCGGCAGCATATCTCTTGGGCGATTTCGGGAGTGAATTTACTTGGCCGGCCGTGGGGAAGCTTAGCCTTTGCGGGTTTTGCCATGATTGCCAGGATGCCGTAGCTTGTCCTGCCTCATTGATTGCGATGCGGCAAAGTGTATCACATAGGCAAAAAAAAGCCAGCGTTAGGGGCGCTGGCTCAAGACCTTCAGGAGATTAGTCCCGGTTACATACTCCGGGGATGGCCGTGTTTAGCGATCCGCCATCTGTGAAACATCGGCATAAGGCATATATGCTTGCCAGTAGCTTGCGGCTACCAATCGCCAAGGCGCGACCTTGGGTGGCTGAAGTGGTGCGCCGGAGATGATCCCGGCTCAGGGTGGCCCGCATGTTTGCATAGCAGCCGCCAGAATCCACGGCCTAGGATGTCTACCCACCCGGTTGTTTCCACTCGCCGCGCATCATCACTGCGCATTGCACCACACGACTGCTGACTGACCCCTTGCGAAACGTTTAAGTTATAGCTCGCTAGAGTCGAACTAGCGCAATCAGCATGCGTGTGGCGTCTCTTACGAGACAGGTACTACTCGGAGCTTTCATCCGCTGCGCTCTTAACTTAGCTCTGCATAATCACGCCGTAAAACGTCCCAGCCTAAGACTGGGTGGAGGGTTGGCGCTTATGCTGATGGGATTATTGATTCCCGATCCACACCTACGGTTTCAAATGTGTTCTGTAGACCGCGTTCGCCGGTCCCTGCTAGAGCCTGCCGTAAAGTGGCGTTATCGAATCGGCCGCGCCCTTGCTAGGGCTTTTGCAAAGCTTCTGACACTTTGCGGCTCGGTACTACAAAATGCTACCGGTTTCCCGGTCCATCGTCTTTCCGATACGTCAGTGTGACTCTGCCCCTATCGTAGCCGTCACGAGGGACTGTCGAGACGCTTTCGCGTTTCTGCCTTGCGGCTTCATCAGTCGACGAATTAATGACGGCCTACACCTGCACTTGATTCACACGCGGCAGGAAACGATCTTGGGAGTTGCCTCTCCCGGCGCTCTCTTGCGGTGCGCGGCTTCTTACGGGTACTGTATGGTGGCCAGTGCTGAAATCCGGCATTAGACACCTAAACCGCGTTTATACAGCCTCAGCGATATATCCGCGATTGCGCATCAGCCTGCGCTATTCACCATTTGCTACATGGCTACTTCCAGTATGCCAACCTAGCTCTTGCGCATGCGCCTTTGCATAGTGCTATCTGCCTTTGCCATTTACTACACGATTGGCCCCTACGGATGGCCCGTAGCGTACTTGCGTATGGCGGCATTTCAGACCTCTAACCCATCGCCAATCGTTTTACTACAGCACTATCAGGGAGACTTCGTACCTTAGCCGGCACCGCAGCGCCTTGTTAGGCTATCTGGCTTACGTGGCAGCTTTTGGCAATGCTCGTCTATGACGGGAGTGCTTTGCTACTTGCAGCTTTGCCCAATCTACTCGGGCGGGTGCTGCGAACCCTGCGCTTTTTTAAAACTTATCTGATTGGCATCGAAGGCTCTCCCCTCGGTTTCTTACGTTTGGTTAAGGTGCAGTTACGGCCAAAACCAATCAGAGAAGACTTAATTCTACACTATGCCTATGTTGCGTCAAGCAACTTTAACGAAGTACGCGCCAAAGATATGCGCAGAAAACAACAACTGAGCAGATCATGCAAAATATTTGGAATTTGCTCATCGCCCCGCTCCTTTAAACGCCCATCCTAACTCACGGCGCGCTTGGTCATGCTGATCTTGGTTCATAACATCACTCTCCCTATTTCAGCAGCAACTCGAACGATGGCGCGGCGAGTCGCATTTAGTGGGTCTATTCCTTCTCCAGCTTCCATTGATGGATGAATTACCATGTTATTACCGAACTCCACAGTTTGGTTTGTTGCGCTTGCAAGGCGAAATGCATCGCCGTCGTCTATCAGAGGGTTCCAATTAGTCGTAGTGGTAGTCCACAATCCGAGGCGAAGAGCCAACTCTCCAAGTCCTTCCTCATCCCAAGAATCTCGCTCAGCCTGTCGTGACTTATTAATCTTGATACCGGCCGCCTTTGCAGCCAGTTCCAACAATTCACGGTCCGTCATATCATCCCACCTTATCAAAATATCGACCGCTTATGATATCGATTTCTTCGAGCGCATAGTCGGACAGCGCCAGCATATCGTACTGAGGCCCTACAATGAATAAGAAGCGCCGCACGGCCTCCGCGTCTTGCGGTTGCAACTCACCTACTATGCGAGCTAATGCTTTGAGCTGCTGGCCGCGTAGGTGGTGTAGGAGGCGGTTAGCGGGGCTCATGGCATAGCCTTTCCCAGTTCGGCGGCAGCACGAACAATGGCACGGCGGGTAGCAGCGTATGGATCGTCTTTATAGAACTCCTCACAAACGCCTTCTATTGCCATTCCAGCCGAAAAAGTCCAACAGCGCCCAACAGCTTTATCCAAAGCGATACCCAGCTTCACGGCCAGCCGCAGCGCGTCACCGTCGTCAGTGAGGGGGTTCCACCAACGATCTACATCGCCATCTTTATCGCGTCCATGCGCAAACCATCCATTTATTTCGCAGTCGAATTCCACAGGCAATCCAGACGCCTTAGCCGCCAGCTCCAGCAGTTCACGGTCAGTAGTCATAACGCCTTCACTTTTTCAAGAACCTGTTTTGCATCCAAAGGGTCAAAATCGTAACGACTTGCATCATCTAACGCCCGCTGCATCATCAAGCTTGCCTCAACCAGCTTGTCATACGTGGCGCGGCAGATCATGATGCCCTGCTCACGGTCTTTCTTGATTTGTTCGATGTTCATTATTGTTCCCTTGGCGATTTTGGCAGCACTACCTGGCCCGTTTCAAGCGCATGCACAAGTGCGGCGTTGGCAACTGCTCGCGCTTCATTAGGAATACCCGTTTTTGCCTTGTCAATGACGTCCCGAATTTCCTTGTCTGTCAAAGTCGTCTCTGGCCACTTTGGCGCAGCTGGCTTGATGCGGAATTTTAATAACACATCAAATCCCCAATCATCATGCTCCATATCCCTCCATACCAATTCTTTACCTCCAGATGCGCAAAGTCTGGTTGATTCATATTGGATTGTATGACCATCGGCCTTAGCTTTAATCCATTCTGCTTGCGGATGTGGTTTCATGTTACTCCTCTAGGTTATTGTTTAAACGCTCCAAGCCTCAGGGATGCCGATTTTCAGCACCTCAAGGTTATTATCGTTGGCCGTAACTTGCGCCAGCAGCTTTGCCACATCGGCATTATGTTCGCCATCATATTGATGCGTTATGGAAATATTCATGCTCATGTTGACCTTGTTGTCGAACAGTTCGTGATTCTCGGCGTTTGGCGCTTCCATGGATTGCAGGAACTCAGCAAACAGTTTGCCACGTGATACGCCATCGTCAAGCGCGTGGCTCCAGAACTCCAAGCCGCCAGTGTCAGCCGCACGGCCCAGCACGTTGCTGTAGACCTGCTGTACGAACTGAACGTTGCTCAGCGTCTCGTAAAGCGCCTTGCCCTCCGCCGAGTTGATGAGGCTTTCTGCAAGCTGCCATTTGGTTTCCACGATGGCTTGCGCCTTGTCTGTGTACCAGTTCATGCCGGCAATGTCAGCAGCGCGGCCAAGGATCGTCGTGTACTGTTCGGCGACCGTTTCGCGTAGATCGCTAAACGTGAAGTCGAATTCCTTGTCGCCAACCTTGATGCCAGTGATCGATTGCATCGAAATCAGGTCCGTATTGTTACTGAAATCAAACTGCTTGTAGCTGATTGAACCGTAACCGTGATCGCCCCAATTGACACCATAGCTGTTTTTAACGATGTAGCTACCACCGTTAAGGTTGCTATCCCAGCCGACAATCTCGACCGCGTGACCGCCGTAGCTCACGCCTTTACCGTCGCTGTCCTGCTGTGCAAGCGGGCCGCTCTGGTACTTGAAGAAGTAGCGCAGGTGCATGGCGATGATGACGCTCTTACCCTCTGACAGATGATCTAGCACCCAATCGCGGATTTCTGTCACTTTGTAGAACATCGGTATGTTGTCGTAGCTCATCACCTTGACGTTTGCAGCCGCGTAGACCGCATCGCTCGGCTTTGGCATCAGATTCGCTTGCGTGTAGCTCCACAGGCTTTCCGGCGCAATCCCGATGCGCTGCGCAGCCAACAAAGCCGCGTAGCTCACAGAGCCGCTATCAACGCCTACGTCATCCTGATACACCCGCGTGTCGTAATAGTTCTGCAAGCGCGACAACTGGCCAACATCATGTCCCGCCTGTTTCATCATCATTTCCATAGACGAGGTCAGCGCGTTTTGAAAACATGTCTGCCATGGTCCTTGATTGTCCACGGAGTTTTCGTACTTGCGCAGATCGTATTTGGTGGCGTTCATTTTAATCTCCGGTTCGGTTTGCGCTGCTGATGTACGTAATATACCCTGCCACTTATCCGCACGCAAGAACTATCGCACAATTCACGCGGCTGTTGTTTCTGCGCTATACACGTTACCGTTGGCTACTCGCTGCTTGACAGTGGAAATGCTGTCTACAATTTCCCTGCGGTGCGCAAGCTTCAGTTGCTCGTCATGGATCATGAGCGCTTCCCGCACAGCTTGGATGCCGTCACCGTCAAGCCGGTATCGGCCTGTCTTGTCGCCGCGTAGCTTGGCCTTAAACAGCCCGTCAAGCGCCGCAACCATTTCATCTTCCCCTTGCCCTTGGAAGACCTTCTCAGCAAGCACCAGACCCATGTTTAGGCATCCTACGCAGTTCTCCCAGCTCTCATAGCTGGCACTTCCTTGCGTCAGGTTCGTGAACGAGAGCCAGTAGTTCCGGCCTAAGTCGTCTTTCTGGTCATCGCGTAGTGGTGAGGCGTTCTCGGCGCGCGCTTCGATCCGCAACAGGGCAAGTAGCCCGCCGCCTTGAAAGCAGCGCTTGGGGACGTATTTCTTGCGAGGCTTAGCCATTAGAATCCTCTGATGGGTAAAGTTCTTCAAGATGCTTGTACACAGCCAATTTGATTGCTTCGCGTCCGGGTCCGGTGTAGGAAAAGAACCTGCGCACCTCCTCTTTTACAGCCAAGTTCAAATGTTCCTCAACCTGCTTCCGCATGAGATACGCAATTGCCTCTGGCTGCACGGCTTCATCAACCGCTTTCTGCATTTCATCGCCGAGCAGCTTGCTATGTTCCATGAGCGCCATTTGCAACGTATGGCGCATGCGTTCTACTTGAATCGTGATGATTGGGATCTCCATAGCTTACCCCTTGCTCGGCATTGCAGCACGACTAGCCGCGATCTGCGCGTAAAGCTCCTGGCGAACCTTGTCGATCTTCAGAGGAGCCGTTACTTTTGCCTCCTGCGTCATGCGCCGTTCAGCGTCAAGCTCGGCCTCGCTGGGGATGTAGAAGGCGGCAGCGTTTTTGTTGTTGCGGCGAGCTGCGCGGCGAATCTTGCCAGCCGCTGCTAATTCATTCAGCAGGGTCAGCATAGCTGCATTGCCAACGTTAAACTTCTTGGCAATCGCGGTAGCGACAACTACCTCGCCCCCCTTGCTGCGCATCCATGCCAGAATCTGTCTTTCGTACGAGGTAACTTCCTGCATTTCGTGGTATTCCTTGAGTGTTGGAATGTGCATTTTTATCTCTCCTTGGTTAGACTGCATCTGGTGAATTCGGTACTTCAACTAAATCCGCGCCGTTGCTTATTCTGCGATTGGTCGCGCTCTGGCGCTTTTCGTTCCCATCGGTAAGGCATATCATCAAACAGTGTAAATATCCCGTTGTAGCGCATTCCCACAGTGCCTGGTACGCCTTGCCGCTGCTTCGCTGAGATTATTTCTGCAACCTCTGGCTCGGGCGTTTCTTTGTTGTAAATCACATCGCGGTAGAGAAAAACGATGTTCGCAGCATCTTGCTCAATAGAGCCTGATTGCGCCAAATCCGACATGATTGGACGCTTATCGGTCCTGTCCTCACACTTGCGGTTCAGTTGCGCCAATAACACAACCGCAATATCAAGGCTCTTTGCAACCTCGATCATGCCGCGCGTGTACTGCCCAATGCGCTGCCAATCTTGGTCCGCGTCGCCGCCCTGAATAAAACTAAGCTGGTCAATTACTAGGATATCCAACCCACTTTTACGTTTAATCTTGCGCGCCTTTGCGCGAAGCTCAATCATGTTCATCCCGGCCTGCTCGTCGATCCAGAGCTTCATTGCCTGCGCTTTTTGGGTCGCATACGAAAGCTGATTCCAATAAGGACTGTCATTGTCGCTCTCGCTAGGGCTGCGAAGCCATGCAAGAGGAATCTTGCCAATTGCTGCCATGTTGCGATCATTGATCTGTTGCGCCGCCATTTCCATTGAGAGAATCGCCGATATCCCGCCGTTCGCTGCAACGTTGCGCGCAATCCCCAGTCCAAAAGCTGTTTTCCCCATGCCTGGCCTCGCAGCTACTACAGTCAACGTGCCACGCTCCAACCCGCCACCCATCAACTCATCGAAATGTGTGTAGCCGGTAGCAATCGGTTTATGCAAGCCCGCCATACGCTCCTGAATCATGGTCAGGTAATCGACCATCGTATCGCCAATCAGTTTAGGCTCATGCGCCGTTTTACGTTGCGTAAGCGCCTCAAGCTTGGAAGCCACCAGATCGACGCAGGAGGCGGAATCTTGATGTGAGGCTGCAAGCTCCTGCGCTTCTATCCCAATTGCCACCAGCGCCCGTTTATCGGCCTTCTCGCGGACAATCTCAGCATGGCGCCCGATGTTCGCGGCTGACGCAGCCGACATACGCAAAGTAGCGCAGTATTTCAAGCAATCTTCAACGCGGCTCGCCAAGACGTTCATCAACGTCATCGGGTCAACGCGCTTTCCTGCTGCGATCTGCCGCTGAATCTCTGCAAAGATCAACCGGTGATCCTCGCGGTAAAAATGCGACGCCTCCAAATCTGCGCAACGGTCCAACGAATCATTGTCAACCAGTAAAGAGCCAAGTACAGCTTGTTCGGCGCGGATTGATACGGTGTGATCTTCATGCTCCATCATGCTGCATCCCTGTGATATTTGTTTTCAAGCGCGGAAACGAATCCTGATGGTGACATAAGAAAGTCAATGTCGGCAAGGAAAGGAGGCTTACCCTGTTGCGCTTTTGCACGCCCAGTCAAGAAAAGCGATTCGCTGCAAATTTCAAAGAATTCCTTCCATGCCCCAATTCCATCAGCAACAGTCGAATAACCAAATGGCTTAGCCGTCATAGCTGCGGCCTCCTTCCAGCGAGCCGATATGGTTTTTCTTCTAGCATCGCTTAAAACCTTCACTTGCGGATTAAGAGGCATGGCTGCATGGTAAGCATCAACGATATGGCCTACAGGGCATTTCAATTGGTTTTCTTGTGGCTTGCCAAGTAGGTCATCATTGGACGGTTTTTCGTCCGATGTGACAGAGGCGATAGCCTCTTCTTCCTTCCCTTCCCTTCCCTTCCCTTCCCTTCCTTCCTTCCCTTCCGCTTTCACGCGTGGCAACGCCGCTTTCACGCGTCGATCTAAAACGCTATCTGCTTCCCGATTGTTGATTACTTGATGGTTTTTGAAGCTTGGGATGCTTGCCAGTTCCTTGCCATCTTCGCACGTAAAGATGACAATCAGACCAGCGCCGATAAGTTCTTCAGCAATTTCTTCAACCTCGATATCATCACCAGGAAGGTATCTGAACTTCAGTGTCTTGGGACTCCAGTTAAGCAACCCCTCTCGGTCTGACTCACACCACAAAGCGATGTAAAAGAGGCGTGCAAGTGGCGTCAATTCAAGAATGTCAGAACTTGTAAAAAATTCAGGTTTAATGGTCCGAATCCTAGCCACTTTAAACCCCGCACTTTGCGGCAATACGGCGCATTGCGTTCTGGTATTCCTCATTGGTCGCGTCTGGATTTGCCAGTATCCAAGCGCGTTTCATGGCTTCATACTTTTCGTAGTTATTCATTTCTTTTGCCCATAAAAAAAGCTTCACCTGCTGTCTCCCAATTTCTCGGGTTGGCCGAACGGGTCACGAACCCGCCAGACAGCATGTGAAGCTTCCGTGTT